GCTGCTGTAGATATCTTTACCTGTGGCAATCATACCAATCCAGATGTTGCTTGCAGATTTATGGCAGACATGCTAGAATCTAAACATCCAATATTCACCGTCATTTATAGAGGAATCTAATGGAAATCATCGCATATACATTACCTACGTGTCATTATTGTTCTAATTTAAAAGAATTATTTCGTAGAGCACAGGTAGAATATCAAGAAGTTATGGTACGAAAGGATATTACAGTAGAAGAATTCCAACAAAAGTATCCAGATATAAATATCTTTCCTTTTGTTGTAATTGATGACACTGTTGTTGGTGGTTTAGTTGAAACGATTAAAGTTTTTCTAGAAAAAGAATTAATTAAAGTTCCAAATAAAGGATAATCATGGTCGCATCTCTTCGTGACATTTTCGACATCGTGAATACGGCTATTGATCTAGCATTCTCGCAAGAAAAATATCAGTTAAAATTTTTGGATTATCTTAAAGGAGAAAATTTTAAAAGAGATGACATCATTTCTTTTATTGAATCTAGTTTATTTGTTTCTATTCAAGACCAGATAGTTGAATTAGATTTATACTTAGATGGTGGAGAAAATTCTGCTTCGTTTAAAGAAGCATATAGTTGGATGGGAAAACCTAGAGCTAGAAAAATAAGAGAATATTTACAACAAATAATTGATGATGCAGAACAGTATGAGCAATCAAAACGAAGGGGAAGAAAACCAGCAACGAAGAACAAGAAGAAGACAACAACAGCAAATAAATAAGGGTATAGAATTCATGTTGCGTAGGAGGGTTGATCAAGTCAAACCTAAACATGGATTAATATTGAGCAAAACATTCAACCTCCTACGCAGAACATTCCATTTTAATCTGGAGTTCTCCTGGCAGGTTGACAAACCAAACAAGGAGTAGTAAAATGGACTCAGCAACACCATACATCCTGTTCTTCAGCGGGGTAGGTATCATCGGTTCTTTTATCATTGGATTGATGCTAGGGTGGTTCGGCAACGACATCATCTACGCATTTTTAAACAAGAATAGGATTCAACCAATACATCCTGAAATGTTTGATGAAAATGGTCAACTGATTCCTGATGAAATCGTAGCGGTTCGCTTTGAAAACTCTGAAGATTTTGAAGATTACGATGACGAGGATTAAATGATTCTAATTGATATGAATCAGATTATGATTAGTAATCTGATGATGCAACTGAAGGGCGATGCTCTAAATGAAAATCTTGTTCGTCATATGGTGCTTACTGCCCTTCGTGCATTTGAAAGACAATACTCTCCTAAGTATAGTGAGATTGTTTTAGCCTATGACAGCAAGCATTATTGGCGAAAGGAAGCATTTCCTTTCTACAAACAGAATAGAAAGAAAGACCGAGAAGCATCTGACTTAGATTGGAATGCTATCTTTGAAGTTCTGAATAAGATACGCGATGAAATCAAAACCTATTTTCCATACAAGGTTGTTGAAGTATATGGCGCTGAGGCAGATGATGTTATCAGCACTCTCACTACTTACCAAGCGTATCGTAATATCAAGCTTCAAAAGGAAGGTAAAGACATTGAAGAAGTTTTGATTCTCTCTGGAGATAAAGATTTTATTCAACTGCAGAAGTATCCTTTTGTAAAACAGTACAATCCTATTTTGAAAAAAGAGATTAAACATGACAACCCGTTCGCTTATGCCAGAGAACATATCATTAAAGGAGATAAGTCAGATGGCATACCTAATTTCTTATCTGACGACGATACATTTGTGGTAGGTAAGAGACAGAAACCTATAAGTAAGAAAAACTTAGAAAGATGGGTGAACCTAGACCCATTGGATTTCTGTAAGAGCCCAGAAGAGAAACAAAATTACATGCGTAATCGGAAATTAATCGATTTAACATGTATTCCTGAACAACTTGCTACGGAAATCGTGTCATATTACAAGGCACTAAATAGCAACGAAAGAAAAGTTCCACTTGAATACTTCAAAGAACATCAACTGACTAAGTTGATGGAAGAGTATGTATTTCGTAACACACAACCGTTTTGATTATTATGGCTAGTAACACATATCGCCCTCTCATTTCAGAGGTGCTGCGTAAAGTTAATAACGCAAAGACTAAGGAAGAAAAGAAAAAACTTCTGCTGCAAAACAATACTCAAGTTCTTCGTTCGCTTTTTATTTGGAACTTTGATGAGAGTGTAGTGTCTATGCTACCTGCTGGTGAAGTTCCATACACTCCCAATCCCGCACCAGAAGGAACAGATCATCTTCTGCTTGAGAACGAAGGTAAAAAGATGTTCCACTTCGTAAAGGGTGGTTCTGCTATTACACAGAGCAAGCGTGAGCAAATCTTTTTGGGTATGCTTGAACAACTTCATCCTGATGAAGCAGAAGTTCTTTGTCTTGTAAAAGATAAAGTACTGCAAAAGAAGTATACTCGCATTTCAAAAGCTCTTATTCAGGAAACATTTCCCCAAATTCAATGGGGGAATCGCTCTTGATTATAAAAATTCTACATCAAAATTGTGACCCAACATTAGCAGAAGATAGAACTCTTCCTTATAATGCATACCTTGTAAAGTATTATGATGATGACCAATACAATTATGATATTGTAATCTCTAATAGGCAGGTTGATATTTTTGATTACTATTGGGATAAATATCGTGAGGGATTAATAGGTTTTAGACAAACCGAAGGTCGTGTGAATCCCAAATTATGGGGGTCTCAAACAAAAGATAAGAAAAGAGGAAAGTAAATGGCATTAATTATACCTACACAAGGTAAAACAAAAATTTTAAATTATCTGTTAGGAGTTACAACCTCAGTTGAAACTTTACAATTAAAATTATTTACTAACAATATTGTACCTGATAGTGCTACGACGGGAAGTTTTCTTACTCCACCGTCAGTTGCCAACGGGTATAATACAAAAACTCTAACCCCTTCTTCGTGGACTATTACCAATGGTACTGCACAGTATCCAACACAAACGTGGACATTTACTGGAGCTGTTGGTAACATCTATGGATATTATATTGTAACAAGTACAAGCAATGATTTAATTGCTGTCGAAAGATTTGTAAATGCTCCTTACAATGTTCAAAGTAATGGAGATGTAATTAATGTAACTGTAGGAATTACCTTAACATAACATGGAAGAACAAATAATGGGTATCCCTGACCCATGGGTCATTCGATACCACGAACAAAAAAAACCAGGAGAACAAAAGAATTTTGCAGGATTTAAACAGGATGGTGGCCCATCCTATGCATTTAAATTTGAAAAAATTAAGAAGTATCCAACAGCTAGAGAAGCTATGGAAGAGGCAATTCAACTTAGTGAACAGGGATATGTTTGGGAAGTTAAACGAATCTGCCTAGCACTCAACGAACAATTCTATTTTATTTGATTACATGACTGAAGAAACTATTGACATCAATGCTGAAGAGGTGGTAGAATCACCAGAGGTAGAACCACAAACTCCTTTCCTTAATACTAAAATTAATGAGAAGGAGTTGAGAAAGGTAATGAAACAATACAAGCGTTACCGCAAATCTATCTTTGCTGAAATTCGTCGTCTCGATGGTGCCCCACAATATGACAACCCATTCTAATGTTAAACTGATTTCTGTTACACCTGATGCAGAAAAGACAATGGCATACGTTGCTAGAGTGTCTAACCCTAGTAACCAAGATAACGAAAACTACGCAGGGCTATTGCGTTATTGTATTAAACATAATCATTGGTCTGTGTTTGAGCAAGCTCATATGACACTTGAGATTGAAACCTCTCGTGGTATTGCAGCTCAGATTTTACGTCACCGTTCATTTACATTTCAAGAGTTTTCGCAACGCTATGCTGATACGAATCTTTTAGCAGAAGATATTCCTATTCCAGAATTGCGTCGTCAAGATACAAAGAATCGTCAGAATTCTACAGATGACCTCGAAGAAGAAAAAGTATTTGTCATGAATAAAATGATTCAAGATTTGTTTCGTGATGCTCAAGATGTATATAATTTTCTTTTGACTCAAGGTGTTGCCAAGGAATGTGCAAGGTTTGTATTACCTTTGGCAACACCAACACGTATTTACATGACAGGTTCGGTGCGTTCTTGGGCGCACTACATCAATCTACGCTCCGCCAATGGAACGCAGAAAGAACACATGCTCATCGCTGAGCAGTGTCGTGAAGTATTTAAAGAACAGTTCCCAACAGTTGCAGAAGCACTGGAATGGTGATATAATAGAGTCAATGACAGAGACTTTATGAATATTTTCTATCTCAGTTACGATCCACGCAGATGTGCCGCCGAGCATTGCGATAAGCATGTAGTAAAAATGATTGTTGAGTATGCTCAACTCATGTCTACTGCTCATCGTGTGCTTGACGGCATTCCTTATACTGCTAAGACCGCCAACAATCACAACATCAAACGCTGGCGACTTGACAAACCACGCGAAGATATTCTATACAAAGCATGTCATGTTAATCATCCATCGGCAAAGTGGGTAAGAGAATCAGTATCACATTACAGATGGCTGTTTGATTTGTTTCAGCATTGTTGTGTAGAATATACACGACGCTATGGAAACTACCACAGCACTGAGAGTTTGGTTAGTTATCTTTGGGTGCCACCATTCAATATTAAAGATGCTGGGTGGGTAGATCCACCTCCTGCGATGCCAGATAAATATAAAGTGCCTGGAGATTCTATCCAGTCATACCGTAATTATTATATTGGAGACAAAGTTTCGTTTGCGAAATGGAAATCTCCTGCTACTGTTCCATCATGGTTTATTGAAGATGCCAACTTACAAGTTCAAGGATAATAATACTGGCGAAGAGTTTGAAAAGTGGATGTTCATGAATGAAAGAGAACCATACTTAGCAAACAATCCTCACATTACTCAGATGCCTACTATTCTTCATGCTGTTTCTGAAGTAGGAAATTGGCAGAATAAAACAACAAGCGATTGGAAACATGTTATCAATCGTGCTGCTGATACTCCTGGTTCAACTGTAGAAAGACTTTAATTATGCCTGTAAGAAATCGTAAAACCAAGCAAGCTATTCCAACTGGAATGAGCGTGAAGCAAATGAAGCGCAAGAAGCCTCTCAACGAAGAATATTTCGCTAAAGACATCGAACCTCTTACCGAATCGCAAGGTAAGATGTTTGAAGCATGGGAAAATGATAAGCATCTGTTTGCCTATGGTGCCGCTGGCACTGGTAAAACATTCGTTGCTCTTTATTTGGCACTGAGAGATGTTCTCAATGAGAATACACCATACGAAAAAGTTTATATTGTTCGCTCGCTTGTAGCAACACGCGAAATTGGTTTCCTTCCTGGTGACCATGAAGATAAGTCATCGCTCTATCAAATTCCTTATAAGAATATGGTAAAGTATATGTTCAACCTTTCAACTGATGAAGAGTTTGAACTACTGTATGGTAATTTAAAAAACCAAGGAACAATCAGCTTTTGGTCTACTTCATTCCTGCGTGGTACTACAATGGATAACTGCATCATTCTCGTGGATGAAATGCAGAACCTTAACTTCCATGAACTTGATTCAATCATCACTCGTGTCGGTCAGGATTGTAAGATTATGTTCTGCGGTGACGTTCAACAAACCGACTTGGTTCGCACCAACGAACGTAATGGTATTCTTGACTTTCAAAAAATCATCGGTACAATGGATGAGTTTGATTCGATTGAGTTTGGTGTCAATGACATCGTTCGTTCTGGTCTTGTTCGTTCTTATCTCATTAGTAAAATCAATCTAGGTTTTTAAATGTTTATTCATTCTTCGTCATTCAACCCCATTGAGATTGAACCTATCATGGTAGAGGGTCGTAGGCTTTACCCTACACCTTCTGGTGGTAAGTATCCATCCATCACAACTGTTCTTGGGGTGTGCCCGAAGAAGAAAAAGAAATTGAATGAGTGGAAGCAGCGTGTCGGTCACGACAAAGCACAGCGAATCTCAACTCGCGCTGCTACTCGTGGCACAAACTTTCACAAGATGGTTGAAGATTTGCTCAATAACTGCTATAATGAAGACAACTTCAAAGGGCAACCCCTCCCCCTTATGATGTTTAAACATGCTGTTCCAACTCTAAATAGAATCACTAAGGTGTATCTACAAGAAGCAGCATTATACTCTGACAACCTGGAAGTTGCAGGGCGAGTTGATTGCATCGGTGAGTTTGATGGTATTCCATCTGTCATTGACTTCAAAACCTCAGCGGAAGAGAAGCGTGAAGAATGGATGGAAGATTATTACATTCAAGAAACAGTTTATGGGTGTATGTTTTATGAACTATATAAGACACGCATTCAACAACTTGTCACCATCGTTGCATGTGAAGATGGTAACACACAAGTCGTTATCAAAAAACCCGAGAAGCAATATCTCGAACGTTTCATAGAACTACGCTCTCTCTACCAGGAAATCTATGGAGGATAATATTTTTGAGGATAAATTTATGACTGTTGCAAGATTCTCGACGGAAGTTGAGACGCTTGTGAACGGGGATTCTATGAGTTATATTGATGCTATCATTCATTATTGTGACATCAACGATATCGAACTAGAAACTGTTCCCAAGTTGATTTCCAAACCACTAAAAGAAAAACTAAAACATGAAGCTCAGCAACTGAACTTCATTAAAAAAACATCTCGCGCTAAACTGATGCTGGTATGACTGACTTCTTTGATTCTGATATCGTTCGTAATGAAGCAAAAGAAATGGAGTTCCTGCAAATGAAAGCAATGGAACTCACTCTTGCTGGACCTATGCATGGCACTAAAGAAGACCAACTAGAATACATTAAAACGGTACGAGCTCTGGTTGAAAAACAACAAATCTTCTACACTCGTCTGAAACTATCAGACGATCCCAGAGCAGTTGATATGTGTGAGCAGATTGAGCAGGGTGCTAAGATGCTTTACGGTTGGTGGGATACTGCCGACGTGCTCTCGCTAATGCGTGAGATGCTTGTTAAGCTCGACCAGTTTGAACAGGATATCGAGGCAGAGGGTTGACGCCGACCTCTGCCTATGCTATAATAACCAAGTGAACAGGCGCCACATAAACCAAATCCAAAACAATCCGAGGTAATCCTATGTCTTTCGCTGATCTTAAGCGTAAATCTCAAGACTTTTCTTCTTTGACTAAAGAACTTGAGAAAGCAAATTCTACTTCCACTAGCGATGACCGCTTCTGGAAACCTAGCGTTGACGCCGCTGGTAATGGGTTCGCTGTTATTCGTTTCCTTCCCGCTCCCGATGGTGAGGAAATTTCATTTGTGAAACTATATTCTCACGCTTTCCAAGGTGATGGTGGTTGGTACATTGAGAACTCTCTGACTAGTCTTGGTCAGAAAGATCCTGTGGGTGAAGTCAACCGTCGTCTGTGGAACAGTGGTCGTGATGCTGATAAAGAAACTGCCCGTAAGCAGAAGCGTAAACTGACTTACTATACCAACATCTATGTGGTGAGCGACAAAGCAAACCCCGATAATGAAGGTAAAGTATTCCTGTACAAGTTCGGTAAGAAAATCTTTGACAAGATTTGTGCTGCTATGCAACCTGAGTTTGAAGATGAGTCTCCTGTGAATCCTTTTGATTTGTGGGAAGGCGCCAACTTCAAACTAAAGATTACTAACGTTGCTGGTTATTGGAACTACGACAAGTCTGAGTTTGCTGCTGCTTCTGCCCTCGCCGCCGATGATTCTAAGTTGGAATCTATCTGGCGTCAGGCACATTCTCTGCAAGCATTTCTGTCTCCTGATAACTTCAAGTCTTATGAAGAACTTGAAGAGCGTTTGAATCTGGTTCTGGGTATCACTCAGACCCCCGCTGTTGCTCGTGCTGCTAAGGTGACTCGTGTGATGGATGAGGAAGAGGACGAAGAGTTTTCTGCTCCCGCTCCCGTTGCCCGCCGTGAACCTGCCCTACCTAAGGTTGCAGTCGCTGCAGGTGCCGATGAAGATGAAGACGATGCTCTCAGTTACTTTGCTCGACTCGCTGAGGAAGACTGAAACTAAAATCCACAGTTAAAAACCATTTGGGCGGAAAAAAAATCCGCCCAATTTTTTTGTCTAAAAAGTTTAGATGCCTGCTTTCTTAGTGTTGCTATCAATATAGGAAGATGAGATATTATATTTCATGTTTGCTTTGAATTTAGATTTGAAGTCCTGTATAAATTCTCCTCTCAGTAAATAAATCTTTCTTCTTTCAGTGTTTAATTTCAATTCATATTCGTAGTTTGTGACAGGGAAAGATACTTTGTTTCCTGCAACTTGTAGAATATATCCATCATCATTATATTGGTAACCCGTTCCAATTTTTTTCTCCCAATTAGAACCATTATATCTCCACGAGTTTGGTCCGACCGTGTAAACATCGTTTACGTTGATTACTATTGTATTGTTTGGAGCACTAATTACAGCAGAGGGAAGAGTTGTATATCCCTG